CAATCATTGAACTAGGGTTCTGTTCAGGTAGGTTTTGGCCAGTTGACGGCGTATGGAGGTGGGGAAACCTACCATTCCGAACCTTAGCCAAGTTGGGAGTAAATCATCACAAACACCATAAGAAGTTCTTCCCCGGTCTTCTTAAGGGAACCTCGATCGGCATGTTGTCAACGGCAGGCCACGTTCCGATCATTGGTGCTTTTTTGCGGGCACTGGCTAGTGACGACGATGAGGTAAAGGCTCGCGTCGATAACAGGGGACTAAATCCGTACAGAATCCAAGGGGGTATTGCATGCTACCCATCTATGGACACTTATCACTATTTCTGTGCATTGTATGATATGGATCTGCAAAGCGTTTTTGACCTTGAAGAGTGGATTGAATGTAACATCAAACTCGAAAACTGCCCATATTTTATCTCCGACCAATCCTTCATCGATGGGTATTGGAAGGAGTTTCCCAAAACTGACGGAATGAATTCAGAAAACCTCACTATCGACGACCTAGATTCAAACTACCATTACACAGTAAATGTAGTTCCAATGGAAGAAGAACTTGAGAAGTTGGTTGGAGTAAATTCTGTCATCCAGGCTTGGATGAGCGGGTGGAGATTCGGAGCAGAAGAAGAGCGAGAATACGCCGAACAAGGTGAATATGATGATGTGGATCACAGGTTTCTCCACGCTTTTTTCTCCGTGCTATCATACATTAAGTTGGAATGGGGTGTAGCAGCCCATTCTAGGTACAATCACCGTGCCATGATGTCAGCCCGCAACTATCCATGCTGCCGTAGGAGATCACTGTCAGAGAGTAGGTTTAAACCTTCCTCTCTTGAGGATCACTTACCGGAGCTCCTGTACCCAAGACCAAGAAACAACTCAGCATTGTCTGACTTTGCTCGTCGTTTTCCTGGACTTTACAACATGCAAGTCGACCGTCCTGATGAGAGAGAGCGTCCTATACGCGCCCAATCAAGTCCTAGTAGGATATCAAGATTGAGAAAACAATCTGGTCAAACTTCAACTTCACCTCACCTTCCTGCAAAGAAGAAGAAGGCACAGAAGAAGAAGAAGAAAAACAACAATTCTAGTGGTGGACGCGGATGGCGTTCAGCTATCAAATCCGTCGCTAAGAATGCTGCAAAAATGGCTCTCACTGAGGGAGGAGCTATGGCTGGTGGTCTAATTCCCATTCCTGGAGCATCTAGCTTCGGCCGTAAAGCTGGAGCTTGGATCTCTAAAGTTTCAGGCATGGGTGACTACAAAGTCTCACAAAACTCTCTTTTTAATGGTCAAGTGCCCGAATTCTCACCAACAAACCATTCAATCACGGTAAAACATCGTGAGTACCTAGGAGACATCCGAGGTTCTGTTGGTTGGAGTTCTCAAGAGTACGTGATCAACCCCGGCTTGGTTGAATCATTTCTGTGGCTAAGTAAGATGGCAGGTCTTTACACTCAATACAAACTTCATGGAGCAATCTTTGAATTTGTAAGTACATCAGCGACCGCTTTGAACAGCACCAACACCGCGTTGGGTACTGTTATTCTGTCAACGCGATATAATGAGTACGACCCAGTATTTACTTCAAAAATTGAAGCATTAGCTCACGAATTCTCTACTTCATCCAAGCCCAGTGAAAGCCATATACATCCGATTGAATGTGCACCACAAGAAACACCTTTCAATGTACACTTTGTACGCGACAGTGCTCTCAGAGAAAATGAGGACGCCCGTCTGTATGATTGGGGAGTGTTTCAGCTCTCAACAGTCGGAATGCAGGCTGCAGCCACCATAGGCGAGCTGTGGGTTTCTTACGATGTAATTTTCGAAAAACCCCGGCTCAATCCTACTGCCTATCCAAACCCTCTCCACGGTAGGATTTCAAATGGACCCGCAGCTGACACAGACCCCCTTGGAGTAATCCAAAGAGGCGTAGGTGGCAACATGGGTCTAACCGTCACATCAACTACATCAGGATGGGACACCATTAACTTTCCCCCTTGGATCCAAGCTGGACGCTTCTTGGTGATTGTCTCATACTCCGGTTCAGGCCAAACGGTAGCAAACTGGAGCCTTACATGGACTAACGCCGAAAGATCAACCACTGGATGGGGATTTGACTTAGATTCCGTACATTTCAAGAACTTAACTCCTGACCAAATACTGTTTGCATCTTTAGTAGATGTCACAGGATGGCCAGTCTCTGGTGTGTTTACCACCACAACTCTTGCAAACAGCGACGCAATCGACGTCCAAATATACCAAGTACCTTCAGCGAATCAGTTCGAAATTCGCTCGCCGTTAAGCACGGCGTCAACCCTATCTCTGTCTAGCACAAACGATAGAAGAAGAACAAAGCACACAGCTGACGAGGAGAAAACAGCTGACGACTACTCATCTGACTCCGATGACTTTGACTTTGAAGCATACCTAGCCTTCAAAGAACACATTAGCCATCGCAGCCAAGTCAAACCAACTCCCAACTCAACGCCTCTAGACAACAACAACTAGCTCGCGTGATGTCACAACATCAAACAAGAAAACGTTAAACTCTTATTTTATTCAATCCGCATCAGCCCCGGAACGTAGAGTTTGCTGACACCTCTGAATCTCG